ATTGGTGGGTATGCTCGCGCGGGTACATCCTTAATACGTCAGCTTGTGGATGCGGGAACACTATCCAATCTCCCTGGAGGTCTCAAATCTCGTGGGCTACGTATTAAGGGTGACGACACACCTATAAATCCTGGTGAGTGGAAGGATGTTGATGTACCGTCAGGTAGCATCCGTGACAATATTATGCCACTACCATACAAAGAGCCAAGTCAAACTCTACTGGCTTTGCTTAATCAGATTACTACAGAAGGCCGAAGACTAGGGGCAATTAGCGACATGAACATATCGGATATGTCAGCTAACGCTCCTGTTGGCACAACGCTGGCACTCCTTGAGCGGACACTAAAGCCTATGGCTGCAGTACAAGCTCGCGTCCATTATGCTATGAAACAAGAGTTCAAACTCCTCAAGACTCTACTAGCAGAATACGCGCCAGCGGAGTATTCGTACCAACCCCTACGAGGTGAGGTTGGAGCAAGACAAGCGGATTACGCAATGGTTGAAGTTATACCTGTAAGTGATCCTAATAGTTCTACGATGGCCCAAAGGGTGGTGCAATACCAAGCTGTATTGCAGATGTCCAGCCAAGCACCACAGATTTATGACTTACCCCAGTTACACAGGCAGATGATTGAAGTACTAGGAGTCAAGAACGCAGATAAACTTGTCCCTATAAAAGATGATCTAAAACCTGCAGATCCTGTGAGTGAAAACATGAACGCACTAATTGGTAAACCGATGAAAGCGTTTATATATCAAGATCACGATGCACATATAGCCGCACATATGTCATTTATGAAAGATCCAACAGTAGCCCAAATGATAGGGCAAAATCCACAGGCACAACAGATAATGACTGCCTTGCAAGCTCACATAGCTGAACATTTAGGATTCAACTATCGCAAACAAATTGAAGAGCGTTTAGGCGCACCTCTACCAGCACCTAACGCAGAGTTAGATGAAGAAGTAGAAATTCAATTAGCTAGAGTTGTAGCTGAAGCAGGTAAACAACTTACGCAAGCACATGAGCAACAAGCAGCTCAACAACAAGCGCAACAGAAAGCTCAAGATCCTCTAGTACAGATGCAACAAGCAGAACTTCAAATAAAACAAACGGAAGTTCAACGTAAAATGAAGAAAGATGCTGATGATATAGCAATTAAAAAAGCTCAACTTCAGTTAAAAGCCGCTACAGATAAAGAGCAACTCAAGTTAGATAAAACTGAGATGATGTTAGAAGCTGGCAAACAAAAAGTTAAGTTGCAAGACGATAAACAAGATAAAGCAGATAAACGTAACCTAGAAATACTTAAAACTATGAAATAAAGGATAATCATGGCTAAAACCGTCTTTGACGTGCTAAAAGAACAAATAGAAGAACGGAAATTATCTTCAACAGAATTTCTTATATCTGGGGGTCCAAAAGACTTTGCTCAATATAAGGAAGTCACTGGCTTGATACGGGGTCTCGAGGCTAGTAAGCAATTAATAGAAGACCTCTCGCGCAACCAAATGGAAGATGATGATGATGACTAAAACAGCAATAGATCAGAACATAGTGTCTGAAGAAGAAATAGAAGCACAACTCCCTAAACCTGTAGGCTATCGAGTATTAGTAGCGTTACCTAAAATTGCCGATAAATTTGAAGGTACTAACGTATTAAAGACCGAAACAGCTAAAAGGCACGATCACATAATGTCAATTATGGGGTTAGTAGTAGATATGGGTGACGAAGCCTATAGCGATGCTGATAGATTCCCAACAGGGCCTTGGTGTAAGCAAGGTGATTATGTTATGTTCCGTGCTAATACGGGCACAAGATTCACTGTCAATGGATTAGAATATCGTTTAATGAACGATGATTCGATAGAAGCTACTATAGCTGATCCTGCTGGCATACAAAGAGCGGTATAGGGAGCATAAAATGGCATTTGAGAAAGTAGAATATAAATTTCCTGATGAAGTAGAGTCTAAAAATATTGAGATAGAGTCTTCTAGCGCAGTTGAGATAGATATATCTGGAAAGGCAACAAAAGATGAATATTCAAAAGATAAAAACAGTACTGCGTATACAAAAGATAATGATGCAGATGAGTATGACATTGAAGTGGTTGATGATACACCGAAAGCTGACAGAGGTCGCAAAGCGTCTGAACCTCCAGCTGAAGTCACTGATGAAGAGCTTGAAGAATATTCTGACAAGGTCAAAAACAGAATCAAGCATTTCAGTAAAGGCTACCACGACGAAAGGCGAGCAAAAGAAACGGCCTTACGTGAAAGGCAAGAGCTTGAAAAGTTAACACGGCAGCTTGTTGAAGAGAATAATAACTTAAAAACCACCACAACTAAAAATCAAACAGTTATGCTTGACCAAGCTAAGAAAGCTGCTGAAAGAGAGCTCCAACAAGCTAAAGTAGCATATAAAGCAGCGTATGAATCTGGTGAAGCAGATGCTGTCGTAGAAGCTAACGAAAGTATAACAACTGCTAAGATTAAAGTTGATAGGTTAAATAATTTCAAGTTACCTACTTTACAAGCAACAGAAACTCCTATACAAACAAAAGAGACTGCTACAACCCCTGCGCCAGTAGTCGATGCTAAAGCCACTGATTGGGCTAAGACCAATACATGGTTTGGTACAGATGACGAGATGACAAGTTATGTTCTTGGGTTGCATAGTAAACTTGTTAAGTCGGGTGTAGACCCGCAAAGCGACGAATACTACGAGACTATTGATTCTCGTATGCGCACAGTATTCTCAGAGAATTTTGAGGACGCTGAAGAGACAGAAAAGCCGAGGCGACAATCAAATGTGGTTGCACCCGCGACGCGGAGCACAAGCCCTAAGAAGGTAAGATTAACGCAAACACAAGTAACCCTTGCTAAACGACTTGGAGTCCCACTAGAACTATACGCCAAGAAGGTTGCAGAAGAAATGAGGAAAAAATAATGGCTGAGAATAGAATTAATCGCGAGCAAACTACACGTGAAACTGCCACTCGAAAAAGGTCTTGGCAACGTCCAGAGACTTTACCAACTCCGAAGGAAGAGCCTGGTTATGGGTATAGGTGGATCAGAGTAGCTACGCAAGGACACGTCGATGCCACGAATGTTTCTTCAAAACTCAGAGAAGGTTGGGAGCCTGTTAAAGCCACAGATCATCCAGAAATTACACTAGTCACTATAGAGAACGATAAGTTCGCGGATAATGTAGTTATTGGGGGGTTGATGCTTTGTAAAGCTCCATCAGAATTAATTGGGGAACGTAATGATTACTTTAATCAACAAAACGAATCTCAGATTAGGTCTGTAGACAACAATCTTATGAGAGAAAACGACCCTCGTATGCCTCTATTTAGCGATAGAAAAACGAAGGTTACTTTTGGAAAAGGAAATTAACTTTTAACTTTTAGGAGCTTCAGATGGCTTATCCGACTATTGATGTCCCTTACGGACTGAAGCCTATCAATTTGATGGGAGGTACACCGTTCAACGGTGCTACTAGACAACTTCCTATTGCTTCAAACTACGGCACTTCCATATTCCATGGTGATGTTGTTCAGTTTACAAGCGATGGGACTATAATAATAACTACTCTACAGAACGATACTTCAGCAGTTGCTGGTGTTATTGGTGTTTTCCAAGGGTGTAGTTATACCGATCCTGGCACAGGGCAAAAGACATTTAGACAATATTATCCTGCAAGTACTGTAGCTAGTGATATCGTTGCATATGTTATAGACAATCCACATCAGTTATATAAAGTGGTTAACGTCACTAATACTACTGCTAACGGGGCTACAACAGGTCTTGTACCTTTAGCTAAGACTCGTGCTACTACAATTTCTTGTAATGCAGAACTTGTATTAAACACTGGGTTAACTAGTTCAGGTAATAGTAGAATGGGTGTATTTATTAATAACGTAACGTCTGTATTGCCGCTTACTGTTATTGATGTTGTCCCTGACACTGTTGACGCGGCTGGTACTGGCTTCACTGAATTTGTTGTTAAATTCACTGCTGGTTATCATCGTTATGATCACACTGTTGGCGTATAAGGAGGATTAGAAAATGGCTATATCACGCGCACAATTATTAAAAGAACTCCTACCAGGTCTAAACGCTTTGTTTGGAATGGAGTACGCTAAATACGGTGAAGAACATTCAGAGGTTTTTGAGACAGAATCTTCCGACCGTTCTTTTGAAGAAGAGACAAAGTTGTCAGGCTTTTCAGCTGCACCTGTTAAAAACGAGGGCTCTGCCATCGAATATGACAATGCACAAGAAGCATTTACAGCTCGCTATACACATGAAACAGTAGCAATGGGCTTCAGTATTACTGAAGAAGCAGTTGAGGATAATTTATATGATTCTCTATCTGCAAGATATACCAAAGCTCTTGCTCGTGCTATGGCGTACACTAAACAAGTAAAAGCAGCTTCTATATTGAACAACGCTTTTTCTTCAGGTACTACTTACGGTGATGGTGTTGAGCTTTGTTCTACAGCTCATCCGTTAGTTAATGGTGGTACAAACTCTAACGAACCATCTGCAGGTGCGGATCTTAACGAAACTTCTCTTGAAGCAGCAATTATTCAAATTGCTAGTTGGACAGACGAGCGTGGACTTTTGATTGCAGCTAAACCTCGTAAACTTATCATTCCACCAGCATTGCAATTCGTTGCAACTAGATTGCTGGAGTCTGAAGGAAGACCAGGATCTGCCGATAACGACCTTAACGCAATGAAAAGTAACGGTTCAATCCCAGAAGGATATAAAATCAACCATTATCTAACAGATACAGATGCTTGGTTCTTGATGACAGATGTCCCTAACGGATTAAAACATTTTACTCGTAGCCCAATGTCTACATCTATGGATGCTGATTTTGATACAGGTAATAGCCGTTATAAAGCTAGAGAGCGTTACTCTTTCGGTGTTTCCGATCCTTTAGGAATCTTTGGTTCCCCAGGAGCATAAAAAACTTTAAGGGGTAGCTTGTAAGTTGCCCCTTTTTATTATAGACTAAAAACCAACCCTTGACAGTCGGATAATCTGACTGACATTTGCCAAGACAAGGAGATTGAAATGGCTAATACAACTTTTAAAGGTAACGTCCGATCTGAAAACGGAATTACCGTATTTACAACTGCTGCTAACACAGGCACAGAAACAAATACAGCTACAATAGATTCAAGTGGAAACGCTGCCTTCACTGGTACGTTAACTGCTAAAGCACCTGTTGTTACAATTACAACTGCTACTTACACTGTTACAGCGGCTCAATCAGGTACTACTTTTATTTTTTCCAGAGCAGCTGGAATTGTAGTTACACTTCCAGAACTAACTGCTGCAGCAAGTGGTGAGCAATACACCTTTATTGTTGGAACAACATTTACAGGAGCAGGAAAGATTAATACAGCAGCAACTGCTGATTTGTATTCTGGTTTTGCTATAATGTCTGATCCAGGAACTGCTGGAGATACCAACACTTTTATACCAGATCAAAGTAACGATGATACAATCGATTTGGGAGAAATAGAACAAGGTTGGCTATCTGGTGGTATGATAACATTAACTGCTCAATCAGCTACTCGTTGGCATTGTGCAGCATACTTACTTGGTGACGCTACATTAGCAACTCCGTTTGAATAAAATTTAATGGGGGATTAATTTCCCCCTCTTTTTAAGGAGAATAATATGGGCGTTCAAAGTGACGTAAAGGTTAGGTTCATTAATGACGAAGTAGCCGCAGACCCGAATGGTTTTTCAGCCTCAGCACAAGTTGGAAACAATGCAGCATTAGTTTTAGGTGGAGCATTAGCAAGTGGTGGTGCAGTGACTCTTGGTTCAGCCAGAACAGTTTCAATTACTTCTGGTGGAGATGATAGCGGGATATCTTTTACTGTTGTAGGTACTGATCTTGATGGTGCCTCTTTAACAGAAAGTATTACAGGTGGATCATCTACTCTATCGGCAGGTACTAAATACTTTAAGACAATAGTTAGTATTACTGCTGTAGGAAATCCTGCAGGTACTGTGATAGCTGGAACTACAGCAAGTGCTGCTGACATAATCTTTGGTGGCAGAGTCAGACTGAAGGGTTATTCTATTGTTTCTGGTGGAACCGCAGGGGTCATTCAATTTTATAATGGTGATCCGAATGATGGTGGTTCAGCTCTATTTAAAGCAAGAACTATTGGCACAGACAATACAACCTTAGATAATACAATCCCAGACGAAGGAGTAGTATTTGATTCAGGTATGTACGTTGTCTATACAATAGCGACTGTAGATATGATGAACTTCTTCTACGCATAGAGGTACAAATGGCGCAAAAAGGCACTATGAAAGGTCATACAATCGGAGGAGGGCAGAAGCGTCCTACCAAGTCTGGTGCTGGTATGACTTCTAAAGGTGTAGCTAAATATCGTAGAGACAACCCTGGATCTAAGTTAAAGACCGCTGTTACTGGCAAAGTTAAAGCTGGTAGTACCGCTGCAAAAAGACGTAAATCTTATTGTGCACGTAGTGCAGGACAAATGAAGCAGTTCCCAAAAGCTGCTAAAGACCCAAATAGTCGTCTGCGTCAAGCACGTAAACGATGGAAATGTTAGGAGAGTAAAATGGCACCAAGAAGTACAAAATTAATTAAAGGCGACAAGGGCAAAATGCTTCAAGCTAATGATGCTAAAATGAGGGGAAGAGCAGAAAATGCTAAGTCTAAAATTTTTAAGAATTTAGCAAACCCAGACGGAGGTAAGACTGGTATGGGGCTAGATGATGAAAATGCTAAACTTAAAAACCCCCCTATAACAAAGATGAGACCAAAAAAAGAAGGAAGACGTGGTGGGCTAGGACAAGCAGGTACGCAAGGAGCGGCTTTGGCTGATGCGATGGAAGAAATGAAAAAGAAAAAAATGAAGATGAAAGAAGGCAGTGGTATCGGAGGTCTAGATATGGGCGGTGCTCCAGATTCTAACGTAGAATTTGAAGGTGGCTTAAAAGGCGGTGGTATGGTTAAGAAGTATAAAAAAGGTGGTAAAGTCCGTGGTGCTGGTATTGCTAGACAAGGCGTACGCCCAACTAAATACATCTAGGAGATTGTAATGACTGCAAAAGAAATGCAAGCTTTACAGACAGAGGCAAACAATGCTTTTAAAGATCCTGCTACTAGACTTTCTAAGAATATGACTATACATCGTCAAAGGTATATTAATAAAAATAAAAACGAGTCAAATGCAGAACCTTTAAATGGGTTTAAAAAAGGTGGTAAAGTCAAAAGACCCTCAAAGAAAAAAGGTGTAGCTAGAGGTTGTGGTAAGGTTATGGAAAACAGACGTAAAGTAACAAAGTATATATAGGAGACGTTATGCGGTCTTATTATAAAGCTGGGGGGAAGGTTAAGAAAAGTAAAGTTAACGAATCTGGTAATTATACTAAACCTTCTTTACGTAAAAGCATATTCAATAGGATAAAATCTGGAGATAAAGGAGGTAACTCTGGTCAGTGGTCAGCTCGTAAAGCGCAGATGCTGGCAAAAGCCTACAAAGCAGCAGGTGGGGGTTATAAGAGTTAATGGCGTTAGCGAAACCACAGAGGTCACTACGTGCTTGGACAAAACAAAAATGGCGAACTAAAAGTGGTAAACCTAGTACACAAGGGAAGAAAGCTACAGGCGAACGTTATTTACCTGAAAAAGCAATTAAAGCTTTATCTAATGCAGAATACGCAGCCACTACGGCTAAGAAGCGAAAAGCAACTAAAGCAGGAAAACAAGTGGCTAAACAGCCAACAAAGATTGCAAGAAAGACGAAGTCTTATAGAAAAGTCACGTGAGTGGGAAAGAGATAAATAATGGCATCATCAGGCACTGCTACATTTAACATGGATTTCACGGAGATAGCTGAAGAAGCTTGGGAACGTGCAGGCAGAGAAATGCGTTCAGGTTATGATTTAAGAACTGCTCGTAGGTCTATGAATTTAATGACTATTGAGTGGCAGAACCGTGGCATTAACATGTGGACTATAGAAGAAGGTACGCAAGCTATAACAGCTGGTACTGGGCAATATACACTCCCCGCAGACACAATAGATCTTCTTGACCATGTAATACGTAGTAACGCTGGTAATACTAGTACACAGTCTGATCTCACCATAAATCGTATAGGTGTAAGTACTTACGCATCTATCCCTAACAAGTTATCAACTGGTAGACCAATCCAAGTATGGATTGAACGTTTAGCCGCTGCTCCAAGAATAAATCTTTGGCCTGTACCCGAATCTGATTATACTTTTGTATATTGGAGAATGAGAAGGATAGAAGATGCAGGTAGTGGTGTGGAGACCGCAGATATGAATTTTCGTTTTTTACCTTGCCTAGTAGCAGGTTTAGCGTATCATATAGCAATGAAAGTACCTGAATTTGCGGATAGAATAACTATGCTAAAGGCCACATATGATGAGCAGTATACTTTAGCTGCTGGAGAAGATAGAGAGAAAACATCGGAACATTTTGTTCCAAGAATAGGTAGAATTTAGTTATGACAAACAGGTTCTCAAGTAACAACAAAGCTTTAGCTGAGTGTGATATTTGCGGGTTTAGATACAAATTACGTGAATTGCGTAATTTAATTGTAAGGGGTAGAGATACAAATACGAAAGCATGTACAGAATGTTGGAGCTCAGACCACCCACAAAACAGACAGGGTATGTATCCTGTGGATGATCCACAAGCTATACGTGATCCAAGACCTGACTTTGCAGGGTATGCAACGAGCAGAGCACAAATATATTCGGGTTCACAGTTTAACAAATTATCGTTTGTTGCCTCTGTATTCGTAGGACAAGTAACAGTAACAACTTCATAAGGAGAAAAATATGAATAGATCAAATATGAATAAACAAGTTACCACACCTAGCATGGGTAAAGGACTTACAGCTTTAAAAGCAAAAGCACCAGAAGTAGTTAAGAACATGGGTTACAGTGGTGGTGGCGTAATTAAAGGCAAAGTTAAAGCTAGAGGCGTAGGTGCGGCTACACAAGGTTATTCTTTTAAGGTGTAAATTATGAACTATACTAGTTTAAAGGCAAATGTAGAGGAAATATGTGAACAATCGTTTACAGCAGATCAACATGCTCTGTTTGCTCAACAAGCCGAACAGAAAATATATAACTCAGTACAGTTCCCTGCATTACGTAAATCAGATGATGGCCCTTTAACAGCAACAAACAAATTGTACACGTTACCAACAGATCATTTATATACGTACAGCATTTCTATTGTAAGTAGTAGCACCCATACATTTTTGTTAAACAAAGACGTTAACTTCATACGTGAAGCGTATCCCGTCAACACTAGCGCAAATTATGGATTACCTAAATTTTACGCATATTATAGTGATACACAGATTGAGTTAGCTCCTACTCCTGATGCCAATTACGAACTTGAGCATGTTTATGGGTTTTATCCTACATCTATCGTTAGCGCAGCTACTACTTGGCTTGGGGATAATTTTGATACTGCCTTATTAAACGGAACCTTACTTGAGGCTATACGTTTTATGAAAGGTGAAGCTGACATGATAGCTTTATATGAGAAACATTATTTACAATCTATTACGTTATTAAAACAACTTAGCGATGGTAAACTTAGACAAGATTCATACCGTTCTGGGCAACCTAAAACTACTGTAGGGTAGGAGAATTAGATGGCAATTACACAGGCTATGTGCTCATCGTTTAAAACAGCTCTCTTAGATGGGGAGATGGATTTTAGTAGTAATACTTCACAAGCCTTCAAGATAGCATTGTATACTTCTTCTGCTAGTTTACACGCAGGTACAACAGCTTACAGTACAACTAATGAAGTATCAGGTACAGGATACACAGCGGGAGGTAATACTCTTAGTATAGCAGCTAACCCTGCGCTTTCTGGTACAACAGCTTTCTTGGATTTTGCTGACACTACTTGG